AATGTCTTTTATAAGAATATATAAACATCACTATAAAATAGTGATATATATATCTAAATTCAATATCTGCTCAGAACTAATTATCCAGTAATATCAAGTTTATACACCCATAATAAATTAACTAGGACGTTTCTTTTACCCATCTGATACTATATTTAATAGCAACAGACGCTTCTTGTACTACTTCTCTGTCTATGTAAATCTTTTCAAAGAACGATGCCTTATTAACAACTAACAGATAAACTGCTTGCCGTAAAAGCGAGTGCAAAGGTATAACAAAAAAGAATAACCACCAAACTTTTCTAAGAAAAAAATGATTCTTTTTGTAAAATAGCCTCTTCAAAAGGGTAAAGCAATGCCGGAATGATTGAATACACCTTATTTATATAATATACAGAAGAACTGTTTTTCTATATATCTGGAACAAAAACTGAGAGATATCTGAAACGAACGTGAGAGATATCTGAAACGAAACTGAGAGATATCTAAGACGAACGTGAGAGATATCTAAAACAAAAGTGCCGCATATCTGATTTCACAACTCCTGTAAACAATGAAATTAGTTGATTATAATCTACCACATCATCACCTAAACAAAGAACATTACAAGCACTTGAGCGATGATGACACGAATAAACATTCCTAAAGGATAAACGGTGGCATAACTTATATTAGACGTCTCGCCTTTAGTCGTATCGTTTGCATAAACCAATGCCATCGGATTTGCCATAGCACCACAAAGTATGCCACAAATGGTTCCATAATCGTATCTCTTTGTACGTAACGCTATAAGAGCTACTATAAATACGGGTAACACTGTAAGCAGAAAACCTAAACCTACCCACAGTAAACCTTCGGGACGAAAAACGGTGTCTAAAAAGCCTTTACCTGCATCTAAACCGATACAAGCTAGATAGAGTGATAGTCCTAATTTGCGTAACATGAGCGATGCGCTACGAGTGGTATAGGACACCATGTGAAAACGCGGAGCAAATGTTCCGACCAATATTCCCATAATAATTGGTCCTCCAGCAATACCCAACCGAATAGGAGATTCCATACCTGGAAGGTTGATAGGAATGGTTCCAATAGCTAAGCCAAGTATCATACCAAGAAAAATATTACCTAAGTTAGGTTCGTTAAGTGTCTTTACTGAATTGCCAAGGAAGTATTCAGCGTGGTCAATATCTTGTGGGGTACCTACCAGTGTAAGATGGTCTCCATAGCGTAAGCGCAAATCTTCTGTGGCAAGCAATTTAATGTCGCCACGCACAACCCTACTAACGTTTACATTATACATATCTCGTAAACGCAATTGTCCAAGTAGTTTACCGTTAAGATTATTTTTTGTTAGGACTATGGTACGACTTTCGACATTCGAATCTATCTTATTCCAATCAATTTGTTCTTTATTCCAATCGCGGCGAACTGTTTGTCCAAATAGTATTTCTATACTCGTAACGTCGTCTTTATTGGCTATAACAAGTAGATTATCGTGATTTTCTAACACTGTAGCCCCCTGTGGAAGTATTACTTCTTCGTCGCGCCAAATTCGCGAGATAATAAATTTGATATGAGAACCTTGCGAAACTTCTGCAATAGTTTTGCCTATGATTGCAGGATTGACTACCACGTATTGTCCGACGTAGGTATGGTCTTCCTCTTCGGTACCTTTGAGTTCTAAATCGCTAGACTTCACAAAGAATTTTCGCAACAAAATCATAGCGAAAATGACACCAACAACACCAAGTGGATAAGTTACGGCTGTTGCGAGGGCTGCCCTACCACTGTTTACTCCTATGTGTTCTAGTGCTTGTTGCGCTGCACCAAGAGCAGGTGTGTTTGTTGTTGCACCACTAAGAATACCTACCATATCGCTCATTGGTATATTTAGTGTGTACGTCAGAGCCACAGCCATAACCGTTCCAAGTAAAATTATTGCTAAGGACCACATATTCTGTGCTTTACCTTCGTGTAACAAAGAGCTAAAGAAGTTAGGACCAACATGTAGACCCAATGTATAAACAAACAATACTAGACCAAATGTCTCACAATAGTTTAGCATTTGAGCATCTATATTGAGACCAAAGTTACCCACGGCAATACCAACGAAGAACACAAATGCTACACCTAAAGAAACTCCAGCAAACCTTATCTTACCTAAAGCGAGTCCAGCAGCACACACAAGCGAAACTATAATAACCCCTTGTAATGCTGAATGAATATTAATAAGTCCGTTTATCCAATCCATCTTAATACTTTTTTAAGTTATCTTTAGCGGTTAATACATTACCATTATAGTATATCTAAATATTGTTCGAGTGGGATTCCTCTATTTTTATCCTCATTCTCCTTATTTAAATCTATGAGTCTATAAACCCCATCTATAGCTTTCTGAGTGCTATTTGTTAGCGATTCATTATCAAGTAGGTGTCCAATAAGTATTGCTGAGAAAATATCACCAGTACCTGGGAAATGTATTGGTATTTCGTTGTATGGTAAACAAAAATAGTCTCCACTACTATTACTGTATCCAATTACCGATGATTGTCCATCAATAGATATTGATGTAATAAGCGCAGACTTCGTTCCAATAGTTCTTAACTTTTTAAGAAGTTCTATACCTTCTTCCCTTGTAACCCCGTCTACTTTATATTCAGAATCTGTAAGATAACAAGCTTCTGTATAATTAGGGAAACAAAGGTCTGCAACACTAAGCATTTCACGCATCGAATTGATTGTTGATGGTGTTACACCATTATATAATTCACCACTATCTCCCATTATAGGGTCTACAAAAATCATTGTTCCATTAGCTGCTTGTTCGCGACAATAAGCAGAAATAAGCTTTGCTTGACGCTCTGAAGCAATAAATCCTGTAGCGATTGAATCGTAATGAAAGCCTAATTCCTTCCAAATAGGAAATACATCTTTTATATAGTCGGTAGTTTCGAGAATACGAAATTTACCATAATCTAAAGTATTAGACACCAATGCTGTCGGTAAGTTATACACTGGGTACCCAAAATAAGACAGAATAGGGAGCATTGCAGCTGTAGCAACCTTTCCATATCCAGCAATATCGTTAATGAGAAGAATTTGTTTCTTACGCATTCTATGTTATTCTTTAGAATGCAAAGGTACGGCAAACTATAAGAATAGCAAAATAAAATAAACATTATCTTTCACCCCAATCTCCTCGATCTAGACTTCTATAGCCAATTGCCTCTGCTATATGATGCACCTGTACCTTTGGTGAAGCTTCGAGATCGGCAATTGTTCGTGCTACTTTTAGAATACGATTATAAGCGCGTGCCGACAGTTTAAGATTTTCCATTGCTTTACGAAGTATTTCGAGCGACTGATCATCGGGTTCAATAAATTCATGGATCATGCGTTCAGACATTTGCGCATTACAATGAATATTTGGATAGTTCTTAAACCTTTCTGTCTGAATACGTCGAGCTCTCAAAACTCGTTCTCGTATATCAGTGCTCGATTCGCCCTGTTCTGCTTTTGATAGGTCTCTGAAAGGGAGTGGAGATATTTCACATTGTATATCAATACGGTCGAGTAGCGGACCAGATATCTTCGAAAGGTATCGTTGTATTTGTCCTGGTGTACACACACAATGATGTGTAACATCGCCATAATAGCCACAAGGGCAAGGATTCATACTAGCTACAAACATAAAACTACAAGGATAAGTAACAGTATATTTAGCTCTTGATATTGTAATAGAGCGGTCTTCTAAGGGTTGTCGCAATACTTCGAGTGTATGTTTACTAAATTCAGGTAATTCATTAACAACAAAATACTTGCACCATAACAGTATATTTTGTAACTTTGCCGTAAAGATAATAAATAAAGTAGATAAAGTTATGAAAGCATCATTTTTAATTAGGTGTAGTACCACCCAGCAAGACTATGATAGACAGATAGATGACCTTACAAAGGTTGCTGATAGCTATAAGTTTGAAACATCACCAGACTTAATTTTTGGTGAATATATTACTGGTAAAGATGATACTACTAAGAAGGATAGAAAATCTATAGAACTTATGAAAGAAGCAGTTAAAACTCATAAGTTTGATGTACTGCTAGTAAATGAAGTTAGCAGAATGAGTAGAGATAGTGTATCTGGTAGAGTTTATGTAAGAGAGCTTAATAACTTTGGCATACCTACATACTTTAGAGATAAAGGTAAATGGACTATCAACTTAGAAACTAGAGAAGTAGATGAAGCTTTTGAGAAAGAGCTAGGTTTATACTTTGATGGTGCTGCTGAATATCTAAAGAGTATGAAAACCTTTACAGCATCTGGAAGAAGAAATAGATTAAGAGATAATCAGATGATACAAGGTAAGATATATGGATATAAAAAGTTAGGCGGTAAAGATAAGTATAATAGAAATACATTAATAGTTAATGAAGAAGAAGCTACTATAATAAAGTACGCATACAATATTTATATAGAAGAAGGTAGTACTATTAAATCTACAGCTTTAGCTATATCTGCTAAGTTTGGATTTGATTGTAGTATAGGTAAAGTATATCATATCCTTAAAAATACTAGCTATCATACTGGCTATACCACTGTTACCACAATAGACCCAGATACAAAGAAAGAGGAAGTATTTAAAATAACATTTGATACTATTATAGATGAGGAACTATATAATAAAGCCACTAAGAAACTAGTAGGTAATAGAGCTAGTAAAGTGATGAGAAGTAATAAGCAGAAAAAGTATCTACTATCCAGATTAGTTAAATGCTCTTTTTGTGGTGCATCTTATACACCATCTTTAAAGTCTACTGGTTATGTTAATTGGCGGTGTCATAGTCGTATTAATAACTCACATCCAGATTGTAAATGTGAAATTAATCTTAATGATGATAAACTATCTACTGTAGTATGGGAGCTTATAAAGAAAGAACTGCTACCACTTACTACATATAATAAAGAAGAAAAGGAAAGACGAACAGCAGAGGAGAAAGAACTTATAGATAAACTTAATGAGGATATAACCTTATTAAGTAAGGAGTTAAAGAATGTAGATAAGACTTTAGAAAGAGCTTATACAGCCTATATATCAGCTCCAGAAAGTGCTGCTAAACTGGCTCTGGATATGTATAATAAAACACTTACAGAAGCTACATCTAAGAAGGATGCTATTAATAAAGATATAGAAACAAAGAAGTTACATATACAATATGCAGAAAACAGAATAGACCGATATAATAGAGTAGATTTTACTACTGACTATCTTAAAGAATTAGAAACTGACAACAGTAAGAAACGGCAAGTATTTGAAGAGTATATAGATGCTATATATCCTTATAAAGCTGGCTATAGATTAGCTGTACTGGAAGTACATACAACTACTGGAGATTGCTATTATATCTTACTGGATAGTGGACAAAGAAAACATCAAATAGCCACCTATATAAGATATGAGTTTGCAGTATGGCAAAACAGTAATAACAGATATAAAGCTATAGAATCTGGAGATTATTTTTATTGTCCTAATGCTTCTAACATAATGGAAACAGAAGATTTAGTAGAATATCTTAGCTTTAGAGAGATAGAAAAGGTATGTAATCTTAATAACTGGATATTAGATTATAGTGGTTATCCAAACAACCCTAATAAGAATCTTATTAGTAATATAGAAAAATATAACGCAAAAAATAAAGAAAAAATAGTATAATATATAAAATTTTATATATCTTTGCCCTAACTAAATTCTTAAAGATATGCAAATAAATTATCACATAGCCATAGTAGAAAGGTCTGTAGTAACTAAAGACCTAAAGTTTACTGTTACTCAAAGGAAAGTATATAGAAAACCAGATGAATATGAAAAATTATGGGGAGAAGAAAGCTATGATATTGAAAGTGATTTCTCTAAGTATGTATATATGAAAGGGGATTCCCTTTATATTCAAGGTCATTATATAGTAAATGATAAATTTAAGATTAATGATATAATAAACAGTTTATCTATTTATGATTTCTCAAATTCAACTATGTATGTTAAATGCTATATATATCTCAATAGTGAAGCTTATAAGGTTAATTTTAGCACTACTAAGGCTAATAGTTACTGGAAATTATTACTTAAACTTGCAGCTGGAGGATAAATTATTATTTATCTAATATAATTATAACCCTAATTTTAAAATTTATGGAAAATCTAAAAGAATTTCAAGAAGTAAAAGATGTTATTGATGCTTTTATGGCTAAAGGTAACAAAGTTGAAAGATTCAAAGAAATTACACAATATCTAAATGATAATTACGGTGTAAAGTAAAACAAAAAAGCCAGCTCCAAATAAGGAACTGGCTTTACTCTTTAATATATCAAACTATCTATAAAGTCTATATAATTTAACTGGCTACAGTGTAATCTCATATACTCATTTTTTTCTGTATCAAAACTAATTATTCTACCATCATCCATTACATAGATACCCACAACTTTAGTAGTACCTTTAACTATTCCATAATAAGCAGTACTATTAGCTTTACCTTCTTTTGGAAGAGTTATACCATACTTTCTATATTTAATAATACTATCATTACTAATATAAGGATTAGCTTTTACTTTCTTAGCTAATTCATTACTTTTCTGGAGTATCAAAGTATCATAGTATCTAATGGAATCTATTGCACAATAATCTCTTTGTACTATTGTATCTACAATCTCTATATTATTTTCTTTAGCATAAGTTTCTAATGGATTATTAGACTTATTGCAGCTTACTAATGTTATCAATGTGATTAAAATAAATAATGTCTTTTTCATAATGTGTATTTTTTAGCGTATTGTTTAGGTAATAAATATGTTTCTTTATCTATATCTCCAGTTTTATAAACCGTACTATTAGGTAATGATTTATTTTCTACTGTTATTATTTTATCTGCAATCAGTTTCTTAATATCTCTATAGCTAAATAGATACATAGTATCACCAAAGAAATAAACCATCCAGCAATTATTAGTAGTTCCATTATTCTATAGTATATCCATATAATCTAATTTCTATTTCTCCATTATATAAGTATCGTAACTTTCATATCTGGGATTTCTATTTTTAATCTCTACTCCTATTACTTTACCTTTATATGTAAAGAAACAATCTATCCTATCATAATCTCCTTTAGTAAACTATATATCAGTAACTCCTTTACTAAGTAAGAACTACTATAATTTCTATCTACCTATAAGTTCACTTTTCTAATATCCGTTCATAATGATTAAATTTTAAAGGTTAATTTTTCTCTTAATATATAATATCCTCTGTATTGCACATTGTTTATACTCTTTCTTGATTCTTTAATATCAAACCACTGTTTAATATCAGAAGCCTTAGCAGTTTTATCTATTCCTAGCTTTCTGTAAGCATTATTTATAATAGCAATTAATTTATCATTCTTTATAAACTCATTATAAGTAATACTATCCTTTATTATCTTAGTAATCTTTGTAGCATTATTTAGTCTGCTGTTTTTATTTAATAATAACTCTCTAACTCCTTTCTTTGTATATCTAACCGATTTAATTTCCTCTGGAGTTAATTTATAAATGGCATCTCTAATTAGTTCCTCTTTACAAAGTCTTTCTAACTCAAATATATTACCATCTTTTTTAGCTTCTAAAGCCTTTAAATAGTTATCTTTAAATGTTAGTTTCTTTGAAGCCTTAATAACATTATCAAAATTAGCCATTTCCTTATTATATTCAGCATCAGTAGTTAAAGCTCCAGTACTTTCATAAGCTTTCTTAACTGACAAACCACTTTTATAGATTACTTGGTTTACCATATAGTTATAAAGTTCCAGCTTTGGTAATGTATCATAAAACACAAACTTACCATTTTTAGTAGATATATATTTGTTATTAATACTCTTTATTAACATCTTTCTTTGTTTCTCATCATCTATAGAATTAAAGAGCTTAACAATGGCATTAGCAGCATTTAAATCATCCTCTACAGCTTGTTTCATATCATTATAAGTAACATCTAAATTTAAGTCCTTATAAGTGTTATTAAAGATATGAATTATAAGCTTTCTAAATGGATTATTAGCCGTTCTAATTCTACCAGCTATTTGTGGTATATCAGTATCAATACTGGCTTGTGTATGAGTATTAGAAGCTGTAGAAATAACAAAGCATAAAGCAGTATCAGATTCATAATCTACACCTTCAAAAGATTTACAAGTTAGAAAAGTAAACTTTTTCATTTGGACAGTTACTATTTTCTATCTGGAATCTACCTAATTTCTTTTGATTAGCGTCTGTATTTGCACATATAATTCTAACATCCTCTGGCTGCAAATCCGTATATTCTATTAATTTTAGTATATCATTAACACTATTAATAAAGAAGAAAGCTTCATAACTCTTTATTCCATTAATGGAAATATAACCATCAGTTTTATAAGCCTTAATAATGTTAGCAGCTCTTACATAAGGTTTATTTGTATATTCCAGCTTTACCTTTAATGTATCTATATCATTCCAAACAGCTTCTATTTCCTCTAAATCCTTTAAAGCATTTGGTTTAAAATCTGAATTAATTGGAGTAGCTGACATAAAGCAAGCTGATTTATAATCTTTATAACAGTCAAATATACCATTAATAGCATCATATCTATAACTGTATGCTTTTAATAATGAGTGGTACTCATCTACTAATAATTGATACTCTGCTGGATTAAGGTACTCTTTAAGTTTAGGTAACTTATCATAGGTACAAATGATTTTCTTAACTCCATCTCTATTAAGATATTCCTTAAAATTCTTTTTAGTTTGGTAATCAAATAAACCAAATAATCCAAATATTTCTACTGATGTACCATCTTTAAAAGTAGTTACACCTACACCGCTATCAGTACGCTTAATCTTATTTACTATAAGTTCAGTAGTAGGAACTGCTATTACATAATTAATCTCATTCTTTAAAGCTATAGTAGTACCGCCACAGCCAGTAATCTTTTTATTAAAAATACAATTCTTAGGTAAATCTGATAAATGTAAAAATCCATCATTGGATTTAATGTTTAAGTGCTTCATAATGTTATTAAATTAGTAAGTTGAAAAAAATATCTATTATAGTTACAAAAAAAAATACTTTGTTACTTATATAAGCCTAAAAAATGTAACCGACTAAAAAATGCACTTTTAAGCATTAAAAAGAAGTAACCACTTTGTCTATATGAAAAAATTGAGTTTATGATTATATAAAGTTTAGAAAAGACAAAGTATGACATAAATTTTTACTATCTCTATATACATAATTTGTCAAGTTTTGTCTAGGTGAAAATCAAAGAAAAGGGCTACTTAAAGCCCATTTTCTCGATTCAACCTAAAAAAATAATCATTATGTTTATCTATTGTTGCAAACACTTTCTCTAATTTTTCTATAACAAATATATGATATTTTTTTTGTGTTTCCAAGTGAATAAAAAATTATTTTTCTGAATTTTTATTAGACTACTTTAGGCTTTAATTTAAGTCAAAATCTGGTATTTGAGTGATACAATTTTCTTAAAAATCAAGTATAAATAAGCATATATTCAATATTATAAATTTATGCTATAACTATTTGGAATACAGTTCAATTACTTATATATTTGCTATAAGAATATTGATATAAACAACTATAAATAATAACTATAATATGCCTACTTTATAGAAAGCTCCTAAAATTTATCATAACAGATAGGTAAATAAGGAATAGAGAACTGATATTTATTAGAGTAAATAGTGGAAAAAGTTAAGACTATCTTATATAATGTAGCATCCACTTTGTGAAATATGCTTAGCTTTAGGTAAGACTACTCCAGCAGAAGATATACATCATAAGGATAGCTTTCTAAACTACTCTGGAAATATGAGATTAAAAGTAGCTTATGATTATAATAATCTTATAGCTTTATGCAAATAGCATCATTCTTATTTACATAGAAACGGAACAACACACGGACTAAATTTAGATGCTGTTGTTAAAGAATTATCTCCTATGGTGTAATAGTAGCACAACTTTCTCTAAAAGAGTGAGATTCTGGGCGGAACAGAATGGGAGGACTAAACTTATTAAATAGATTGAAATATGAGAATAGACAAATTTATAAAAACTAATGATACGAAGGTAGAACAGCTTACTAAAATGATGGCTGAAACCTTAGTTAATGCAGAAGGTATAGCTAATTTAGCTTACCTATGGGATTTAGAAGATAGTCAGATTTATTTAGATTATTAGGACAAATTAAACCAGTTATCAGTAGAAAGGAAAAAGAAATAATGAGTAATTTTAAACTACCTACTGGACTAAATAAGGAAACTAGAGATTATATGAAAGATGTAATTTCCCACCTTACAGAAGCTGGAGTAATGGAAAATGTAGATACTGCTGCCTTAAATATGTTGGCTAGATGTTATGATACTTTTGTATTAGCTAGTAAGCAATTAGAAACAGACGGCTTAACTGTTAGAAGTGATAGAGGTAATATATCAGAGCATCCACTAGTAAAAGTTAGAAAAGATGCCATTACACAATCAATTAAGATAATGACAGAATTTGGATTAACTGCTAAATCTAGAGCTAAGTTACCACAAATGGAAAATGCAGATAGTGAGTTATCACCATTAGAACAGTTTGTAAAGAATAATAGGGAGGTAAGATAATGAAAGGATATTACCATTATGTAGAAGATGTACTTAATGGTAAAATAGTTGTTGGAGAGCTTATAAAATTAGCTTGTTAGAGATTCAAAGACGACCTATAGAGATAGGATATTTATTTTAATGAATCTGTAGTAGATAAAGCTATTAATTTTATAGGCACTCTTAAACACTTTATGGGTAAATCCAGTGGAAAGCATTTTAAGCTAGAAAACTGGTAGCAGTTTATAATAGCTAATATTGTTGGCTGGTACTGGAAAGATGGAAATACCAGACGTTTTACCAGCTCTTATATAGAAGTAAGTAGAAAGAATGGTAAAACAGCTTTAGCAGCTGCTTTATGTCTTTATTATTTAATAGCTGATGGAGAAGATGGAGCAGAAGTAGATTTAGCTGCTAACAGTAAAGAATAGGCTAAAATTGCATTTGAGTTTTGTAGTAGCTTTAGTAAATAGTTAGACCCTAAAGGAAAGTATTTAAAGCCCTATAGAGATAATGTATAGTTTGCTTTAAATAATTCTAAGCTAAAAGTATTTGCTGCTGATGATTCTAAACTGGATGGATTTAATGCCAGCTTTGGACTTATCGACGAATACCACGCTGCAAAGAATAGTAAGGTTAGGGATGTTATTAAATCCTCAATGGGTATGCGTAATAATCCTCATCTATGTACTATTACTACTGCTGGTTTTGATAAAACTTTACCTTGTTATAAGCTAAGAAGTACATCTATAGAAATACTTAATAAACTAAAGACTGATGATAGTATGTTTATTGCTATCTATTCTTTAGATGATAAAGATAATTGGACTGATAAAGATAACTGGGTTAAATGTACTCCAAACTTAAATGTTACTGTAACAAGTAAGTATATTAAAGAATAGGTACAAAGTGCTATTAATAATCCTAGTGAGGAAGTAGGAGTAAAAACTAAAACCTTAAATCTTTGGTGTGATGTTGCTGATGTTTGGCTACCAGAAAGTTATATAGTCAAAGCCAGTAAAGATATACATTTAGA